TCCGAAATAGTCGGCAACTAGGTATGGTGCATCTACATCACTACAATGTGATACACAGTGCACTGGCTTACAAGTCCATCGAGGACTGTAGCCTGTATTACGATCGCCGTCTTGAACGGCAGGTCGTACCGGGGCCCCTGACCGATTTCATCGGCGGGGTCCATCACTTGCACCTAAAACAGGTGCCAAGTGCCCTCACGATCCGGAAGGCCGGATCGCGACTGTCGAAGTCCGTCGAACCGCATCTCGCGGAAGACGGCTTCTTCCCTGCCCTCTTTGGAGGGGAGGAAGAACGTTCGCCAATAGAGAACTCTCCCTATGAGGCGCCGATCATCGACGAGGAATTCGAAGATGACGTAGTAATCCCGGACTTGGCAGATACCAAGTCAGGGTGGGACTACGAAGATCCATGGAAGATCTTCGCAGGATGGGCTTTTGCGTCCCAATATTTGGACGAAAGGCCGAAGATAAACGTCTGGCCCGGTGGTTGCCACCGGATCCAAGACAAGCTCTCCCCGAAATTGTTCGGGAGTGAGCGTAAGAACTCTACTAGGTTTACCCAAGTAGAGGATCATGTTGAAAAGATGTACTTCTTATTCAACCATACACACTGGGGCCACAGGATCCAGCGTGCGAGGCACTCAAAGAGTGCGGATGGTAAAGATCCATTAAGGAACTTTGCCAATACATTCTTCCGAAGAATCTCATTCTTCGTAAGAGGACTCCACGATCCTATATGGGACGAGGAGGAAAAGGAGAAGTTTGCTGATTACAGCAAACCCCGAAACAAGACCTACAGGGCGCAAAGGCTCCTTGAGGTCCTCAAAACCGTTGATGGAGTATTCCTCCAACGGTTCCTGTCCTATCCAGAAGAGATATGGACATGGGAGAAATATGACCTGTTCGTTTTACAGGCCATATCAATATTCATCACCGACGAATTCATCGACGGTGAGATCTCTGTACATTCACTTAATGTGGAGCGTACACATTACGAGCAGATTAAATCTGCCCGTAAAACGTTCAAACTTGTGATACACAAGGATGAGCCTTCCAGTGGATTTCTGGAAAATGATTCTATCCCTAGGTGGATACAATCATTCTATGCAAGGACCTGGCGAAGGGCCCTCATGCATACTGGGTACCAGCGACTTTACGTCGCCGGCACCCTGTCCCAGACGAGAGGATCTGGGACACCTCCCCCTCTTGTAGTCCTTCGGAGCAAGAGGAAGTTCTTACTGTCAGTGAGCGAGATGGCTCCTGCAGTTCCGCAGACGGCTAGCTCATTGCTATCCGTCGCGATGGACGAAGTCATGAGAGAAACTCCTGACTACGTATTCACTGGACTCGCGACAAAGTCGCGAGTCACAGTCACTGGTTCTGCCTGTTGGGAAGAAACCAGGAAGAGCGGTGGTACCGCTCAAGCCGTACTTGACCTCATGGCCAAGTACGAGGAGCTCGAGATCCCCGTCAGGGACCTCGAGACTGGGAATGTGACCGAGTGGGTCCGGAAGGACGCATTCGAGTCGATAGGCACCGCAATATTTTTTGCGTGCCTAGACGAAGTTCTGAATACCGATCCAGAACTTCTAAGACAGGTATCTCTAACAATTGTTAGGGAACCCGGTAAAGCGCGTGTCGTTACAAAAGGACATGCGGCTCTTAAGATCGTGCTAGACACGGTCTCTAAGATTTGCTCTTGGCCCCTAAAGAAGGGGTTCAAGAGTTCAGAGTCCGGGATGGGAAAATCCCACCACGGATGGAATCTCTTCAAGGAATTCTCCTCTGATGAGATAACCGAGCTCATGTTCAAGGAAGACAGAGCTCGGAGGGTCGAAGATGTGTTCAATGACCATATCGACCGGATAACGTTCTGGGAAGATATATTCTTCGCCAGCACAGATTACCAGGAGGCGACAGACCGCCTGGTACACTCCATCGCCCGAATAATCGGGATGAAGTGGATGAAGAGATGCGGAATTCCCCGCATTCTTCAAGGTATTGTCTGCTCGGTGTGTTTCACACCGAGGACAGTCTTCTTCACTGCCACAGGAGCACTGAAGGAGATAGGTCTCCCTTACGAAGGAGACACACACACTCTCCAGCTCCGGAGGGGTGTGTTAATGGGGGATCCCCTTACAAAGGTGATCCTTCACTTCACGAATATACTTTCGCGAAGAGTCGGGGAAAGCATAGCTTGCAACCGACTAAGCGGTTTATTCCCAAACGGGAACTCCGCTTTCGCTGCCTTTTCCCAGGGAAAAGGGAGCGCTTTCCAAGAGTAATGTACATTACAATTGGTCGTAAGTAAGGCTCCTATTGGAGCGACATTACGTTACGTTTATATCGGGG